GCAGCCGCCAGCGGTGCTGCGCAAGATCCTGAACCCGAGGCCAAGGCTAAACCAAAGCGTGGCCACACGCGCAAATCTGAGGCTCTGTGATGGCATACACCAAGCGCGACATCGTGAACCGGGCATTCGAAGAGATCGGCCTCGCTGGCTATGTCTTTGACTTGGCCCCGCAGCAGTTGGAAGGTGCCTTGCAGCGCCTTGACGCGATGATGGCAACGTGGAACGGCAAGGGCATCCGCCTGCGCTATCCGCTGCCGTCTTCCAACGCTGCCAGCGATCTGGACCAAGTGATCGGCGTTCCTGATGACGCGCTTGAAGCTATGCACCTCAATCTGGCGGTGCGCATCGCGCCGGGTTATGGTAAAACAGTTTCACCAGACACGAAGGCCAACGCTCAAATGTCTTACAAGGCGCTGCTATCCAGATCGACCTTCCCGACCGAAATGCAGCTTGGCAACATGACGATCCCGAGCGGCCAGGGCAACAAGGGCTGGCGCTATTACAACGACGCATTCCTGCGTCAACCAATTGACCCGCTGACGGTTGGCCCGGACAGCGCATTGACATGGGAATGACGCGATGACCAACATCAACCAGCTTTCTTCGCTTGACACGATCCAGCTTGGCGATCTCCTCGCCGTCTGGTCCACGAATAACGGCGACACGCGCAAAGCCTCGATCAACCTGCTGCTGACCTTCATGCAGGACAACCTGACGCTGCCTGGCTCGCTGACGACGCAATACGCGGCACCCAGTGCCACTGGCTTCTCGGTGACTGTAGCTGCCGGCGACACTTGGCTGTTGCTGACGCCCACGGCGACCTTTGCGGCTGGCACCATCGTGCTGCCATCGGCGCCGACCGACAAGCAAGAGGTGAGCGTCAACTGCACGCAGATCGTTTCCTCGCTGACCGTCTCGGGCGCGGGTCGAACTGTCACCGGCGCGCCCACCACTTTGGCCGCCGCCAACGCTTTCTTTACGATGCGGTTTGATGCCGCCACCAACGCCTGGTATCGGGTCGGCTAATGCAGATCGGCATCATCAACGGGATCTATACGGATGGCTCGCCCGACTTTCGGACGAGCTATCCTGTCAACCTTGTGCCTGTGCCGAAGGCCACGGGCATCTCGGAGGGCTATCTTCGCCCCGGTGATGGCATTGTGAAGACTGGTGACGGGCCTGGGTTCAACCGGGGCGGCATCAACTGGAACGGCGTGCTGTACCGCGTCATGGGAACCAGCTTGGTGACTGTTGCGCAGGATGGCACCGTTATCATGATCGGCGATGTCGGCAGCGGTGGCCGCGTGACGTTCACCTACAGCTTTGACTATCTGGCCGTGACATCTGGCGGTCGGCTCTATCTTTACGACGGCACGACGCTGGCGCAGGTCACTGATCCAGATCTTGGGACGGCGCTTACCGTTGTTTGGGTCGATGGTTACTTTATGACAACCGACGGCGAGTTTCTCGTCATCACCGAATTGAACAATCCCTTTGCCGTCGATCCGCTGAAGTATGGATCTTCGGAAGCTGACCCTGACCCGGTGAAGGCCCTGCTGAAACTGCGCAACGAGATCTACGCGCTGAACCGCCACACCATCGAGGTGTTCGACAACACCGGCACGGCTGGCTTTCCGTTCCAGCGCATCCCCGGCGCGCAAATGCAAAAAGGCACTCTAGGCACGCACACCTGCTGCGTTCTGGGCGAAAACATTGCCTTCATGGGCAGTGGCACCAACGAAAACATTTCGGTCTATATCGGCGCCAACGGCACTGTGCAAAAGATCGCCACGCGCGAGATTGAGGAAATCCTTGCGGGCTATACCGAAGCCCAGCTTTCCACCTCGTTTATGCAGGAGCGCACCGAGGGGGGCCACCAGTTCCTCGACATCCATTTGCCAGACCAGACCATTGTGTTCGATGCCGCAGGATCGCAGGCTGTCGGGCAGCCTGTCTGGTTCTTCCTGCGCACTTCGCTGGTCGGCCTCGGTCGATGGGCTGTCTGCGATGCTGTGTGGGCCTATGATCGGTGGAACGTCTGCAAGCCTGGCGACACTGACGTTGGCTATCTGGACAAGAACATCGCGTCGCATTGGGGCGAGACAATCGGATGGGAGTTCGGCACGACCATCGTCTACAACGAAAGCCGTGGCGCGATCTTCCATGACATGGAGTTGGTATCGCTGACGGGCCGCGTGCAGCCTGGCGCCGATCCGACCGTATGGACCAGCTATTCAACGGACGGCCTGACCTACAGCGTTGAGAAACCTGCGCGCGTGGGTAAGCTGGGAGAGTATAACAAGCGGGTGGTCTGGCTTCAGCAGGGCCACATGCGCAACTGGCGTTTGCAGAAGTTCCGTGGCACCAGCGAGGCGCAACTTGCGATGGCACGGCTGGAGGCGCGGGTCGAACCGCTGGCATTCTGATGGCAGATCCGACACCGCTTAATCGAAACCAGATCGCCCGCTTTGTCGGGAATGACCCGGACGCAATCCGTGCGATTGAGCGTTTGTTCGTGGTGGCAGGACAAAATACGCCTGCGGAAATCATTGACCTTCTTATAAACATTGGCGCGGCTGGCAATGTGGCCGAGGTGGCGCTGTCTGAGGCCACCGATGGCAAGCGGCTGGCCGATCTGGTGGCCACCGCGCCTGCACCGTTTCAAAGCCCGCAGACCGACTACATCGATTTCAACATTGCGCCGCCGCACGTCTCGCGCATTCGCCGCTTGGCTTGGAACGATGCCGACCAGACGCTGGATCTGGGCATGGAATACGACGTGGTGCAGCAGATCGGTCTGGAGTATTACGCCCGCGTCGAGAACATGACGGGCGTGATGATCCCCAACGGCACGGTGGTTGGGTTTGCCGGCGTTGGGGCTAACAACGTGCTTTCGGTCACGCCATATCTGGCCGATGGCACACTGTCGTCGCTCTACATTCTTGGCGTGCTGACGCATGATCTGCCCGACAGCGGCGAGGTGGGCTACTGCACCACTTGGGGGCATGTGCGTGGGATCGACACCAGCGCGTTCTCGGTCGGTGACATTCTGTATGCCAGCCCCACGGTGGCTGGTGCGTTTACGGCGACGAAACCGACCGCGCCCGACAACGTAATCCCGGTGGCGGCTGTTCTGGCAGCCGATGCGGTAAATGGCGAAATATTCGTGCGTCCGACCATAGAGCAGCAGCAATATTATGGCGAGTTCAGTAAGACAGGGACGGTTTCGCCTGCCGTCGTCAACACGTCTTATGCGATGACGTGGGATAACGTCGAGATCGCCAACGGCATCAGCATCGTTTCTGGAACGCGGCTTACCGTGGTTGATTCTGGCCTGTACCAGTTCGACATTACGTTGCAGCTTTCTAGCGGAAGCAGCAGCGCCAAGACGGTTCGCTTCTGGTATAAGAAGAACGGCACGAATGTTCCAAACTCAACGCGCATCATTACGCTTAACATCAACAACGGTTATTCTCCCATTTCAATGGCTGACTTCTTCAGCCTTGCCGCTGGTGAATATATTGAGTTGTGGTGGCAGTCTGACGATACCAACGTGTCTCTGGCCACTGTAGCGGCTGGTGGTACGGCGCCGAATGATTATCCTGCCGCGCCTGCCGCATTGGTCGCGGTGACGCAGGTTCAGCAATAAGGAGGCCAGCATGGCAGTCACAGTAAAGGTTCTGATCCCGCCGAAGCAGGCAGAGAACGCGCAGACCACACAATACACCGCGACGGCTGTGCGGGCGATCATCGACAAGTTTACGGTGACGAACACCAGCGCCGGCAACGTAGCCATCTCGGTCAACCTTGTGACGGTGAGCGGATCGGCGGGGGCTTCCAACCTCATCATCGACGCTCGCACTATCGCGCCCGATGAGACCTACACCTGCCCTGAGTTGGTCGGCCATGTGCTGGAAGCTGGCGGGTTTATCTCGACGTTGGCCGGTGCTGCCACGTCGCTCACAATTCGCTGCTCAGGCCGGGAGGTGTCGTAATGGACGACATGATGATGGAGTTTGGTCTGCCGAAGATGAAGATCTCCAGCGCAGCCGAAAACAAGAAGAACAAGCAGGTGGCGATTGATAGCTGGCAGTTTGGCCCGGCCAATCCGTCGCTTGACCCGAAGGCCAACAAGCCGTTCTGGGCTGGGCTGGCCAAAGCCTGGGACATGAACGAGAAGGAAGCCCGCCGTCGCATGTGCCTGAACTGCGAATACTTCTGCGTTGACCCGATGATGCAGGCCATGATGGAAAGCATCCCGGTGACGGACTATGACGCCTCGGGCGGCGGTCGCGGCTATTGCAAGAAGTTTGATTTCGTCTGTTCAGCCCTGCGAGCATGCCAGGCGCATGAAGGAGATGATTGATGGATTACCGCGAAATGGCCCGCATGATCGCCATCGAAGAGGGCGTTGACCCTGATCTGTTCACGCGATTGGTTGAGGCTGAAAGCAGCTTCAACCAAGATGCCAGATCCTCTGCCGGCGCGATTGGATTTGCCCAGTTGATGCCGGGAACGGCTGCCGATCTTGGCGTTGATCCTTACGATGACGAGGACAATTTGCGGGGCGGTGCGCGGTATCTTCGCCAGCAGCTTGACACGTTCGGGGATACGAACTTGGCCTTGGCCGCCTACAATGCTGGCCCAGGCAACGTGCGCAAATACGGCGGCATCCCTCCTTTCGAAGAAACGCAGAACTATGTCGCCAAGATCATGGGCGGGTACGGTGGCCAAGGCACAACGCCCACGCAATCCCGTTTCCGCCCGATGCCTGGTGGCGCTGAGGAGAGCGATTTCGCGCGTGGCTATCAGCCTTCAACCCGTATGGCGGATCTTTACGGGGAGCGCGTCGATCCGCTTTCCCTGTACAATCCCTATGCCATCCTTGAAAGGTTCCGCCTGCAATGACGAGCCTTGCCCGAAAAACCGATTTCTGCGATAATGCGGACGCTGAGACTTTGGCCCACCAGCAGGCAAGATCCAAAGAGGGTTGCCCGGTGCTGGTTCGCCAAGCTGAAAAATCAGACAAGGCAGGCGTGATTGAGCAGGCGCGGGCGTTTTTCGCTGCGTCTCCGATGGGCCAGCGTGTTGATTTCGATGAAGCAGGCTTCGGCGCGTTTCTGGATTACGCTGATGCTTCAGACGCAGCGCAGGTTTGGGTGGCTGAAAAGGGCGGCGACGTGGTTGGCATTGCGGGCGCAATGGCCTTTCCGCTTTATTTCGCGCCCAGCGTGACCGTCGCGCAAGAATTGTTTTGGTGGGTCGATCCGACAGAGCGCGGATCTAGCGCCGGCAAGCAGATGATGTTTGCAATCGAGGGCTGGGCCGAGCAGATCGGTGCCAGCCAGTTGTTTATGATCGCGCTTGAAAACGAGCGAGCGGGAACGATGGAGCGCGTTTATTCCCGCAGCGGCTTTATGCCGATTGAGCGCACATTCACGAAGGAAATCCGTCATGGCCATTAGCACAGGTCTTGCCCTGCTTGGCGGCTCTCTTCTGAGCGCCGGCGTACAATCCAACGCAGCACGCAGAGGATCTCGGGCGCAAGTTGCCTCCGCGCAGCAGGGCATCGATGAGCAGCGCCGCCAGTTCGACGCGGTGCGCGAACTTCTTGCGCCGTTTGTCACTGGCGGAACGTCGGCTTTTGGCCAGCAGATGGCTTTGGCTGGCGTCGGCGGTGCGGATGCCCAGCGTGCGGCGCTGCAAGCCATTGAGCAAGGCCCGGAGTTTGCCGCGCTGGCGCAGCAGGGTGAGACCGCGATCTTGCAGAACGCCGCTGCCACGGGCGGCCTGCGTGGTGGCAACGTGCAGGGCGCGCTGGCCCAGTTCCGCCCGCAGATCCTGTCTGGCCTGATTGAGCAGCAATACAGCCGTCTCGGAGGGCTTGCATCGGCTGGTCAGAACGCAGCGGCTGGTGTTGGAACGGCGGGCATGCAGACTGGTCAGAACATCTCTAGCTTGATGCAGCAGCAGGGCGCCGCGCGTGCTGGCAGCGCGCTGGCACAAGGGCAAGCATTTGGCAATCTGCTAGGCGGCGCTGGCATGGCCATCGGTCGCGGCATGGCGTATCAAGGCTACACGCCGCAAGGTGCCAGCGCACCGCTGACCTTCGGGC